CCGTACACTTTCAGCCGTTTCTACATCAATACGGCCAAGACCATCAAAGTCTTTTCCTTTTCCTACAATACCTTTGTTCTGTAAGTCCTGCCTGATAGATGATATTAAACCACCTGTTATCTTTTCCTGACCCGCATTGGATTGAAGCTCATTTAGGAATGAATCTACCCTGACTTCTTTAGCATCTCCCGCCACTTCTCTTGCAGCGGTATAAGCATCAGTTACTTGTCGCTCAGCAGTACCAACAATATTATCGATAGTCTGAAATAGATTAGCGTTAGTCTCAATTATATCAGTGGTAACGCCGCCTATGCTTTCTTGCCCTTCTCTTGCTAATTGTTCAAGCCTAACGTCCTGACTTGCCAATATGTCTGAAACGTCATTAGAACCCTTTGCTAGCTCCTGACTGACTATAAAGTCTTCACCTCTTTGGGTTATTTGAGACCTGACAGGCTGAATGCCACGCTTAGCAAATAAGTTAAACCTTTCCGCCTCCTCTGGAGATAATATGTCGTTAGTTTGCAACTGCCTCGCCAATTCTTTATCTAGACTGCCAATATCAGCACCGGCATCTTCTAAATCCTTTATTCTGGCAGCACCCTCCGCGCTAATAGTTCCAGATTCGTCAATAAAGTTTATCTCTGGCTCATCGAGAAGAGTTTTAACAATATCATTAACACCTGTTGATATTCTTTTACCTGTTTCTTTTGCTATAGGAATAGCTCTAGAAGCACCAGAAACGCCACCTTTTAAACCTAATAACTCAGCTGTAATAGTAGGTAGTGACGCAACAGCAGCAGATAGTTCAGGGTTGCCAGTGGCTTCAAAAGTGATGTTCCCAAAAGTAGGGCCAATACCTCTTTCTTGTGTTTCTTCAATTATATCAACAGCACCACTAATGCCTTGTGTTGGTAATGATGCTATACCCGCAAGCCCTCCAGCTATGGCTTGAGGAACATCAGTAAGTCTTTCAACTACCGCACCGACACGCTCTAGACCTCTTTGGCCTGCCAGCGTCTCTGGCGCGGTTAGTTGCTGTGCTTTTTCTTGTATCTGCCTAATAACGTCAGTACTTGCTTGCAAGTCACCAGTTCTTATTAGCTCGAATATACCGCGTAATCCTGATAATGGTTCAGCAATAATAGACGCGCCAACACTTAATGCTGGCTCAGCGAAAGCCTGTAAAACACTACCTTCTGGTATAGGGGCTATAGCTTGTTGATCAACTTGCAACCCTCTTTTACTAGCTTCGTCGATCAGTTGCTTGCGAGGTATTTGTTTCGGAACAGTTTGCAACCCTCTCCTTTTCGCCTCTGCTAATAACTCTTCTCTAGTGGCCATTTATTGAACATTCCTCAATAATTTTAGTAGTTCTTCATCACTTAAATCTGCTGCTGCACCCTGAGTAACTTGATCTTCATCGCCAGTGTCTGGTGCTTCTACAAATCTAGACAAACTATCTATTGCAGATGTGTCACCAAAGTTAGCCACAAAAGCGGCTGCTGATAAATTTGGACGTGCTCTATTTTTAGCACCTTCTAATTCTTTCATCAGGAACGGTACTTCAGATGATGTAAGTCCTCTAGCAAGAGCTTTCAATCCTTCAGTATCAAAATTTGCAGGGTTGTTAGGGTCCATAGATCTTCTTATAAGTTTAGCTGTATCTTCATCTCCGCCTTGGTCAAACTTGGCAGCAAGGGCGAGAAGAGGTGTTGCGCCACCTGCCAAAGCACCAGCCTCTTTCTCGGTAACAATACCGGGGGAGGCGAGTCTTGCAATAAGCTGAAGAACTGAAGCGTTAGCCGCCCTACTATTTTGATTGAGAAGGGAGTTAATCTTATCAAAATCGGAATTAATATCAGTCGCTCTTTTTGTCAATCTGTTGACAGTCGTTTTTGCTTGCTGTCTTTCTTCTTTATTAAATTCTGACCGCAATTTTTCCTCAGCAGCACCAGTATCAACAAAGCCTTGTAAGTACTTATTACCAGCCGATGCAATAACTAGAGCGCTTTCAACTTCACCTTGAATATCTAAATCATCTTTTAGCTGTGATATATGCAAAAATTCTGTAGCCGCTTTCCTGTCGCCCGCACTCATTAGCTTGTGGGATTCATCAAATAATTTTCTTCTTTGCTCCGGCGGTTCTAGCTTCAATATCGATGCCATAAATAAACCGTGTTTTTCTATCTTTTTTTGAGCTTCTAATACTTTTTTACTGTCTTGACTATCAAGGACCTGTTGAATTTGGCTCGCCATATTGAAACCATCTTCGCCTAGCATCCTTATTTCATTCAAAGCATCAACGTCACCGCCTAAAGCCGCAGGGCCTTGAGCCTGTAAAACGCCTTGCAATTGTTCTGCCTGTTGATTCTGTCTATCTATATCGCCCCTGCCAAAACCCTGCTGCAATGCGCCTAAAACATTAATTTTAGGCAACTGTGGTGCGGTAATATTGGCTAGTCTCGGATTAACTGTTGGAACTTGTAAAACCATTATCCTAAATCTCCGGTCAATGCCTTGGTTCCAAGCGAGATAGCGCCCTCGATGAATGGAGCCGCCGCCTGACCTCTTAGACCGCCGATAGCTTGCAAGGCTTGCGCCTCTGAAGCGCCCGCGCCTATGCCTAGATTAGCAATATTGGAAGCCTGACCCAGTTGCAAGTTGGCTAAATCGCCAGATAAAGCCGATTCAAGACCGCTTAAATTCTGACCGAATCCAGTTTGTAGGTTAGCTTGATTTTGACCTAGAGCGCTTAGTATATTCGCCTGATTCTGACCTAATCCGGTTTCTATACCCGCTAACTGACCACCTAAGCCAGATTGTAAATTGGAAATATTCTGTATTGCCGCTAGCGCTGGGTTTTGTCGCTGCCTGTCAAATAGCGTATTGGATAGTCCTAAAGCTGTTTCTAAATCAATTCTAGCCGCCTCTTCAGCAGCTCGACCGCTACGAGTTAATCCAGCCGCGCCTAATGCGTTAGTTGCAGACTGTTGACGTTGATTAAATATGTCAGCAAATGCGCCTTGTGGATCTGCGAAGCCTGCTAATTGCTGACCAAATCCTTGTTGTGTAAAGTTTTGTGCTAGCGCGTTAGGGTCGAATAAACCCGCAACAGGGTTTAGCGTGCCTATAGCAGCTTGATTCGCGCCCCTTAAAGCATCGACTGAAGCGCCTCGACCAGCGCCAAGGGCTTGTAACGCACCCGTGCCGCCTTGCTGTAAAAACCCTTGTGATTGCCCTAGGGCATCTTGCAGCGCCGCCATGGACGCTTGCTGGCCTCCCTGAAGCGTGCTGGTTGCTAATTCTCCGCCAGATTCCAAGCCTGATATAGCTTTTCTAATCGCTTCTTGTTGTGCTGCGTTTGCTGCGTTAATGCCAGCCCTCGCGTCAGAAACACCCGTGATCGATTCAAAGCCTTCTCTGAATTGTTTAACTGGATTTAAAGAACTTAAGGATAATCCCATTTTACGCCGCCAAATCGTCTATAAAGGCTTGGAATGCAAATATTGCACTGCCATTTATTAAAATTTTCTCGCCTTCTACTGGAGCAGTTAAGCCCGCAGCCAAGGCGGCATCTTGCAGGAATGTTGACAATTGTAACTCAGCACGCCCGTTATTAAAAATCTTTTCGTTTTCGTCTGGTAATGAGTCAAGAGAATAAAGCCCTGAAACGTCAATCATAAAGTCGTTAAACGGTCTTGTTGCCATTCCGTCATTGTCGATTACTTCGCCATGCTGGGGATTGCTAAATAACAAGTGTTAATCCCTCCGTGGCTATTTCAACAGATGAAGTTGTGCGGATCTTAATACCCATAAAATTTTCGTAGTCACCTAGACCACCGGGCAATTCCCAATCGACACGGCGGGCATATTCTCCAATATCACCCATGCCAATATAAAAGAATTCACCGTAAGTTTTCCCATCATCGCTAACCGATAATCCTATGGTTGCCTCCGGTGAATCCTGCCCCGCTAATCCATCTATTTCCAATGAATCTACTGTAAAATAAGAGCCTCTTGCAAATCTCGCAAAAGTATCGAATCCATAATCAACATCATTCCCATAATCAGTAGCAATATCATCCAGCACACCAATATCGTTGGTTGATACGTCGCCAACATAATACTCACCATAGCAATGGGTAATATAATTTGGCCGCCATGTCACAAAATCATTACCTGAAAACTCAGTTTCTTCAAAAGTGGCAATTGAACTCATAAAGAACCACCCACCATTAAAGCAAAGAGTTTCGCGCGGAAGTCTAAAAACTGCTATGTCCTGACCTTTCCATTGAAGCCTTTGAGCTATGCAGGTCTGTAATTCCTCAACCGTATATGAATCGTTTAGAATTTCATCGACAGCAGGGTTTGATATTCTGACAGCTTCGCCCGAACCCATCTGAAAGAATCCAAAATTGTTATCTTTATCCTTTCCAAGAAACGCGAACGAATTGCCGTAGAAAGTATGACCAGCTACTAACCCCGTCCAAACGCTAGCGCCATCAATTCGCTGATAAGGAATAGTACCCGTTCCCGTATCCCTGAAAACTTCGGTGGTTTCTTGTCCCATAATATAAAGGCGGTTTCTTAAATTAATAACGCCCGCGTTTAGATCTGGCTGAGTTTCAGCGTCAAAAAAACTAGTTGCCAATATATTATTAGGGTTTAATGCCTCGGTAAAAAATGCCGGTCCGCCATCGCTGGGTATGAATATCCATCTCCCATTAAGATACGCTGCATCATCACTAGGTAAAAAATCAACATCCGTAATTTCTAGCAGCGTTGAGCCATCCCACGAATACGCTGTAACACCCTTAACAACAATCACAAGGAACGTAAAACCAACCGCCATAACGCATTGGGATGATCCAGAAATAAACCCTAGATCAGTTGTAGCGCCGTCCTCGTCAACCTTTAACAATCGATCACCGGAAACTTGATAAAGCTCGTCTTGAAACTTAATCTGTCCACGGCACGCATCGACACCGTTCCCTTTCGATATTATGCCGGGTCGCTGAATAATCTTATTCCCGCCAACATTCATCATATTAATTAACGACTCCCTCAATCTCGGGAATTCATCAATACTTTTAAACGATGTTGGTAATGGTACTTGCTGCATATTGTTGCTAACTCTTAATGGTATCTAGCCGTTTTTTCGATTATTTTATTTTATTTTTCTTTTTAGCTCTTTTTTTATATCAGTTAACAGCTCGGATGGAGATTTATAAAAAGGGTTGCCAACTCTTACCCCGTAAAAATATTTATATTTATAATACGATATTATCCATTCGGGATAACCTTCTTTTCTTAGCGCGCATTCTATGCAAAATTTTAGCTTTTCGTCACCCGCTTTATTCGCCCCGTTCTTTGTGTTGTCGTCGTCGTGCGGTTTGCAGCATAGCGCACCAACATCAACCGCCCCGATTTTATCCGCAATAAACCAAGAAAAAATCCTAGCAATTATCCCGTTACCAGCGGGGCCACAATAATCATCATCATGTCGGGGCTTCATTCGTCCAATCTCCTGAGGAATCATATCCGTTGATCAATTCAGCATCACTTAATAGCATTACTTGATTTTTATGATACCGACAGTTTTTATATATATTGCCGACCGGAACAGATAAAGAAAGCCTAAGCAATTTCAATTCTAATAAAGTAAAGGTATGTTCGATATTGTCTACTGACCACCACTGATAATTATAGCTACCCGCCCCGTTAATTTCTTCAACGTCTTTACCGTTTGCTATCACCGTCCCTAAATCGGTCCGCTTTTCTCTGTCAGCCTGATAAAGTAACTCGCTAGTTAGTGGAGCGGCATTGTAAGGAAGGCCAGCCAATAGAAGCGAATCCCTGTAGTCGTTAAGCTCTTGTTTTTTGTCTTTTTTAGCTACCCTAATATAATAAGGGCTATCGGTATGTTCGTCCATTAGGGCTGTCAAGGAATCGCTGATAGCTTGAACAAAAATAGTTTCATTAGGAAATATGAAGGTGATAGAATCACTGCTTTTCTTGAAGTGGAAGCCGTCACAATCTAAACCGGATTCGTCAACGTCCTCTTGAAGCGCGTTATAATTGATACCGTTTGAAAAATGGTTTGAGTATGTGAAAGAATATTTAAACATTTTCGACTTTCTCTAATCTTATTGAAGTGTTCCACATTGCCGCCTCGACGCCGCCGACACTTGAGGAAAATGAAAATCTTACGTCTATGTCTCCATCTGACGCCAATGTAAAGGGGTAGGATTGTTTGAAAATATGCTTTTGACTTGTTCCTCTGCCATCGCCGTCATTTCCTCCGCTATCTTGCGGCTCCATTCTAAAAACTTCATCACTTGTGCCTTGAAGCGTTCCATCTATTTCAGCCTCAAAAATAATACTTGAGTTTGATGCATCGTATGACTGATTTGTTTCAAAGTGTACTCTATAGTCACCCGCTTTATTGCCAACGAAAGTATCATTTATCTTATCAACCATGCTTGTCGTTGTATTGACATCAATAGGATTATCGCTTAGAACTTTTGATAAAATTTGGTTTATTATGGGGTTGTTTGGATCGGTATTATCAACCGATATATTCTCACCGTCAGAAACAGTTGCCACAAAAGCAACATAAGTTCCAGCGCCGGTCAAGGCGTTAGAAGATCCCGCGCCAGTTGTTAAAGCAACGCTGTTAAAACTTGTTCCAGTCCAAGTACTTACACTTGTTACAGGTCCGGTAATTGCGCCGCCGCTCAAATTTAATTTTAAATCTAAAGCTGATTGCAAATCGGTCTGGCTAGATAAAGTCCCTGTAATTGAACCCCATGCTGAAGATATTGACACAGGGGAATAGTTTCCCTGCTCATCAAGAAAATTAGCAGATGAACCGGCGGTTGTTAACACAACGCCGTTAAATGACGTACCTGCCCAAGTACTGCTACTTGTAACCGGCCCAGTCATTGCGCCGCCTGATAAATTCAACTTTAGATTTAAAGCGGTTTGCTGGGCCGTGCTTACTGGCTTATTGGCATCGCTTGTATTGTCAATATTACCTAATCCAATATCGCTAGGAGCTGGAAAGCTCATCACCGGATTTACAGCAGTGCCGCCAACACCATCCCCAGTTACGCTATCAACAGCGCCACCTAAAGCGGTATTCCCTTCTAAAACTGTACCCGCTGAAGTGCCAAAGTTTTTATTAAATGCGGTATTTTCTGAAAAATCATTCTTTTTAGCGTTAAGCGCTGACAAAAGATCCGTTTGATCACTTAGCGTTCCCGAAAGTTGACCCCAATTAACGGCAGAATAAGCCCCTGTTTCATCAAGTTTATTAGCAGCAAATCCCCCAGTTGTTAGGACTACGCCATTAAATGATACGCCTTGCCATGTGCTAACACTAACGACGGGGCCAGTCATTGAACCGCCGTTAAGGTTAAGTTTTGCATTTAAAGCAGCTTGCAAATCAACCTGATTCGATAGCGTGCCAATTATACTCCCCCAAGTGGCCTGACCGGGATCGATAAAAGGCGCTAAATTAGTCGCTAAGTCCTCTAGGGTAACGCCATAAGTGACTTTGTCTATTTCGCTTTCAAATATAAAAATCGGCTTATTATCTAAGACTGTAAGCCTTTGGAAAAGAACTATTGGTGTACCGCCGTTGCTCATGTGATTATCGGGGAACCCGCTCCAGAATCTATAGTTTCAGGCTCGGAATAAAAATTCCGGCCTCTTGGTGATTGTCTGCTTGATGGTCCGGTATTGCCCGAGCCAAGCGGTAAAGAATTAGGGTAAAGGGTAATTGGCTGCACGGTAAATTGCGCGCGTAATGACTGCATAGTTGTGCTAGCTTTAGACGATGCCTCCGGACTAAGAACCTTTTGCAGATAAGGTGCAACAGTGGCCGCCAAATTAAAATCAATAGCAAAATCTATTTGTGCTGGCTCTTCCATCTCGTCGCCAATAACGGCTGGGATGGTTAAACCGGTGCTAATGCCTTGGGAACTCCAAAGCTTAAGCATTGTGACTAGAACGTCAAAAGTAAGATTAAATATTTCGGGACGTGCTTTTTTAATCGGGGAAGTTGCGCCCAAAATAAACAAAGCATTATTCACCCGCTCAAGTGCTGTACTCATACCGACACCATAACATGTATTAAAATAATGGGGGTTTTTACACCCCCGCTATTAATTGCTATTACTGATTAGCAAGTCCAATACCTGCGCGCAATGGGTCAATCAAAGTGACACCCCAAAAAGCGGTTAGTCGGTAAGCGTTGGACAAATCGCCCAAAGTACCCTCATTCGCTAGAATGAATTGGATACCACTTTCACTGTTAACATTCATCACGCCAACACCTGACAAATCACCAACGCTTAAATTACCAGCGTTTAATTGGATGCTGTCATTTTCCCAAAACACGTTAGTTTGTGCAGTGGCAGTATTAACGATAACAAGCGCAGCAGTGTCAGCAAGCGCAGCAGTTACGTTCCCGTACTCCTTCTCAACATCAGTAGCACCGGCAACATTCACAGGGGCCGGACTTATCTTCATAGAAGTTCCGCTTAAAACTTCGACCACGGTAAATACCTGCAAGTTTCCAGTGTCAAGTTTATTGACCATGTGGACCTCATTAACGCCTGCGGTAAAACGGTCGCCCGCTTTCCAACTAGCGCTAGTATCTACAGTAAGGTCGAAGAAACGATTGTCTAAGTTTTCAACATTACCTTTTGAAGTGGCTTGGTTAGCCGCTGGCACCAAGCTTTGAGCGCCGTCAACCGTTGCCGCCGAACCGCCGCCCAATACTAAAGTAGGGGCTGAACCAGTACGGAACACGTCAAAGTTAGCCGCGTCGCTTACCAGTGACCGCTCATAAGCTGATAAAACTTTATTGCCCATGGTTTGACGGTCAGCAATATTACCGCTAACAGTTCCGTGGTCTTTTAAGTTTAAAAACAAGCTTTTGATTGATGTCTCTGGAACGCCGCGTCTTAGCAAAGCATTCTCATAAGCAACAATGTCGTTATAAGTAGCTAAAGCGCCGGATTGACCAACAAATGCACCACCCTCAAAAAGAACAGTGTTATTTATGCTTGTGTTAATCAACGATCCTAATGCCGCGCCCGCGCTGCGGATTTTACCTTTAATCGCCATGGGGTCATTGGCATCTTGAGCATCGATTGTAAACGTTACGTTTTCGATCGTGTCAATATCAACCGGAATAGCTAGTTGAGTGATCGCCTTACCGAGTGAACTTGTAATGTCTAAGCCTGAAACGGTTCTGCTGATTTGTGGCGTGTTCTGCCATGATTTATAGGCTGTGCGCTGCTGCTGTTGAGCAGGCGAGGATTTAACTTTTACAGCCTTCGTGAGAATAGTATCATCCTCGAAAGATTCGACCATATCATTAAATTCAACAACTACGTCCTTTGGAAAGTTAGTCTGAGTCATGTTAATCACCTAGTATTTTATAGCATACCAGAATCGCGCATTTCCTTTTTAACCGCTTTCAATTCTTCTAGGCTTCCACCATTACAGGCTTTTTCTAAGATCGAGTCGTAGCGCTTTTGTAGATTTGCATTGGATACGCTGGGGGCTTTTCCGCCTTCCACAACATCCTCCGGATCTGGTCGCTGTTCTTTTGTATAGCTACCCGCTTGCGCAGATAACCGGCCTATTTCCATAGTTGCCTGTAGAGGTGTCATATTCGCTAGAGCCGAAGCTCTTGCCGAATCATTGCCGAGCATATAAAGGATTTGTTCAGAGTTTTGAGTGTTTTGCATGATGCCCTTAACTAATTCCTCACCAATAATATTCTTAGCGCTGCTTTCTGCCTCGTTGTAATCCTTCTTTCCAAAATCTTGCGCTCTGTCATAGTGACTGTTAATTGCGCTGTCTATCTGGACATTCTGATTACTTTCCGTTTGATTAGCGTGAAATTGATTAAGCTGCTGCTGGACTATTCCTGTGGTTTGATTCTGATAAAAAGAACCAATTGCCGCTTGGAATTGCTCCGCGTCATTATCAAACTGCGCCATTGTTGGCATCGTTTGGCTTTGACTTGATCTAGCTTGCAAATTTTCGTTTTCAGCTTTTAACCTTGCCATCTCTACAGTCATTGCCGCGTTTTCATTTCCTAATGAATCTGCTTCAGTTCTGTATTTATCGCGCTGGTCGCCTATACGCTGCTCTGCAAATTGCTTATTCGATTTCCTGCTAACCTGACGGTCAACAACAAATGGCTTATCTTCCGATGGTGACGCTCCATCAACAGTTTCCGGCGTATCCGCTTTAACCTGCTCTTCGTTAAGTGATAACGTTTCAGTCATTTTCTAACTCTCCAAATAATTGGGATTAATTTCCTGTAAAGGACTCTCTTTCGAGGATTCATTGATTTTATTAAAGATTATGTTAAATAGCAAGATTATGTTAAATGGCTAGAAAACTATATCAGGTAAAACTCTTAATACTGTAGCGGCTCCCGGTCCGTAGTTATCAAACACCCACTCGTTGGATTCGTTAAAATTTTCCTTTGCCGCTCTTAATGGTTCGGCTAGCCTGCTGTCATTAAAGTATTTTGCAATATCTGTTATGCCGCCGCCTAAAGCCTCAAGACCCTGTATACCTTCTTTTGTTCTTGGCTCATATACTGGCAATGTTCTTTGCAAATACTCGGTAAACCTGCCTCCCTCACCTTCAGGGGCATAAGGATCTAAGCCAGCAGCTAAGCCGCCTAACCCTGCTAATGATTCTCTGGCCATTGATGATCCAATCATAGCGGCGGGTTCTAGTATGCTAAGCGCCTTTAAAGCCGGATTCCTTTTTTCAGGTCTTATTATTCCCGCCTCTGCCTCTTGGCTACTACCAGCAGCGCCTAAGCCTACAGCACCGGCTATACCAGCTAATTTAAATCCTGATAATGTATCAGTATCCATTGACATAGGTATGCCCTCCATACCTTCGGAATAACTATCGGCACTAAACCCTAAGCTTTCGTAAAACTCAACGAGCTTGTCAGCATCGGTATCATCGTCTAAAGGTGTCGCGGATAATCTAACCGGCTCATCTGGATGTTTAGCCGCTATTTCAGAAAGTGATTTTACAAGCTCCTTTCTAGCCAGCCCTTTACCTCTATGCTCTAGCGGAGTGCTGACATTTTCTATTAGCGTATAAGGGTCCGAAAATATATCATAACCATCATCGTCAATATCGATATGGTCTTGATAGTTGGCATCATACGATACAGAGGACTCTTTAGCCCTAGCCATTCGAGTGGCAAAGTCCATCGCCAAAGAATCACCGCCTTGAACGCGCTTGGCTAACTCTTCAGCTATCTTTGTTTTTATTCCCATTACTGACCCATTAAGGAGATTAGTTCGCTCGTAGACATTGATGCTATTTGTGCTTGCATCTGATTTTCTTGAAGCTCTATAGATTTTTGCTGGTTATCTAGCTGCTTTCCATAAGCGTCTAT